TGGACTTCTAGAGGGTCTTGGTGATGATCGCCACAAGAATACAATGGCCGTTCTCCTTGAGAATCAGGCTAAGGAGCTTCTCCGAGAAGCTTCATCGATGGCTGCAGGTGATGTCGAAGGCTTTGCCGCAGTTGCTTTCCCGATCGTTCGTCGAGTTTTCGGCGGGTTGATCGCCAATGATTTGGTATCGGTTCAGCCAATGAGCTTGCCGAGTGGCCTTATCTTTTTCCTTGATTTTACACACACTCACACCCGATCTGGTATGAACACGGGCGATTCCATTTATGGTGGAAACGTTGTTGGTCGCCAGTTGACCGGTGGTGTTGATCTTGATGGTGACATGAGCAGTGGTGGCCCCGGTGGCTTCTACAACTTGGGAACTGGCTACAGTTCTCCGACCGCAAGTGTATCGCGACACTTCGCTGCAGCTTCGACTGCTTGTGATGAAGTCGCACCTAGCGCCATGTCTGAGGCCCAGAAGAAGTTGATTCGTTTCGATCCTGATATTTTGGCTGGTTCGAACGATGTTACTGTTTTGGAGCTTTCTGGTGCTGGTATTCCATCGGATCTCAACAAGGATGCTTTGGCTGCAATTTGCGAAGTTACTGGTGCTAGCGCCAATAACCGACTTGTCCGAAGACTTACTCAGATTACCAGTGCTGGTAAGCTTAGAATTGTTTTCTTGGGCAACGGCGTTCCTAACTCTGGCGATGCCGCTGATGGTGTCTTGTTGTCGTACCCACTTAAGGATAACTTTGTGGCTGGCGGCGCAGGCGCTGGACAAGCAGACGCTCTCGGTTCGGTCGTCGGTGCTGACACATGGGGTCTTGAAGAGCCTTCACCTTCAACTGGTGAGGTTGGTTCGGCCTCTGGCAAGCAGCGTATTCCTGAGATCGACATCAAGGTCGACAGTATTGCTGTGACTGCCGTCACCAAGAAGCTCAAGGCAAAGTGGACCCCTGAATTGGGACAGGATCTCAATGCATACCACAACCTTGATGCTGAAGTTGAATTGACTGGTATTCTTTCTGAGCAGATTGCTCTTGAAATTGATCAGGAAATTCTCGGTGATCTAGTCAGTGGTGCAAAGGCTGGCACTCGTTACTGGAGCCGCGCCCCGGGTCTTTTCGTTGACAGTAACGGAAGTGAACTTGGCGCTACTTCGGCATCGCCAGATTTCACCGGTACGGTTAGTGAGTGGTATGAGACTCTCATTGAAACTATCAATGACGTGTCGGCTCAGATCCACAGAAAGACGCTTCGCGGCGGTGCAAACTTTGTTGTTTGCTCTCCAGAAGTTGCTAACATCCTTGAGTTCACGAGCGGATTCAGAGCCAGCGTAACCGCTGATGCTGACCGCGGCACGATTGGTGCAGTCAAGACTGGCTCTCTTAGCAAGAAGTGGGACGTTTATGTCGACCCTTACTTCCTGCGTAACGTGATCCTTGTCGGTCGTAAGGGAGGCTCTTTCCTCGAAAGTGGCTTTGTTTACGCGCCATATGTACCACTCCAGGTGACACCGACCATTTTCGGTACGGAAGACTTCGTTCCGCGTAAGGGAGTTATGACCCGATACGCCAAGAAGATGGTCCGCCCGGATATGTACGGTGTTGTTATTGTTCGTGGTCTCTTAGGTGAGGCAGGCGCTTAATACATAAGCCCCGATAACTAAAAAGATTTGGCCCCCTCATTCATTTGAGGGGGCTTTTCGTTTGTGGGTAACTATTTACTACAAGCGATAAGGCGGAATGCTTTTATATATTAAAAGGAGATTTATAAAATGGCAAAAGTAGGAAGAGCGGCGTATGCTTCAAGCAGACAAAGATTTGAAGCACTAGGAGACGCAGACAAGACAATAGCAAAGGCGGAATCAGGCGAGATCTATGTATTAACTGTAGACCTTACAACTAACAGAACAATCACGCTGCCATCGCCAGAAAAGGGCGCTTATTTTAAGTTCATGATTATGGCAGATCTTGATGGCGGTAGCCTTCTAATTAAGGGTAACTCCACGGCTGATTTTATAGTCGGAGGAATCGCCCACCAAGACAGTGACGGAACAACCGTAAACTTCGTACAAGCTGCTGTTAGTGATGCTGCAGACGTGCTGACCATCGTCCATTCAAATGATGGTAGTCAATATGGTAGCTGGGTGGAGTTGGTTAGTGACGGAACATACTGGTATGTAACAGGGGTCGTACACTCTGATGAAATTCCAACAATTGCATAACTAAAATTAATCGCCTTATCAATAGAATCAACCCTGCGCCTTTTTGGGCGTGGGGTTTTCTATGTTATGTACTATTTATTGTATAATCAGAAAGGAGTTTTCAATGGGAAAACGTAGAAAAAGGCTGACATTGAAAAAGTACGCCAACAAGTATGCCGCGAAAAGAAAAGGCCTAGGATTGGGGGCAAAAGAGTCTCCCGAGACTACCCCTGAAGAAGTTGTGGAAGTGCCCACTACGACTAACGCACTTAAGCAACTTAAGCCCAAGCCACCGGAAACCGAAGAATCAATTCAAGTAGAGGATCCAGCTCCACAGGCAGTTGAAGAAAGTCCACCACCGGTCGATGAGAGTCCCCCGAAAAAGACTACACGACGCCGCCGCAAAAAGCCACAACAAAAGAAGCAAGAAAAGATATCTTCAGAATCATAATGGATTTTCTTTCATTTTCTTCCTAATTAGAAGAGAACTAGTGGAGGATTTTCAATGGCCATACCGACTCTGACGCCTGCCAGCACGACTAGCAGAAGCATCTTACCATCTTCAGGTAGCGTAGGGAATGTAAACAAGGGCGTACCATATGGTGTTTACTCCGCCTCTGGTTCCGCATTATTTGATTCTAATTTTCTTTCTGGTGCTGTGGATCAAGTAACTTATGTATACAGGAAGCTTGGTGGCGATATTCTCGATATCGAATTGAATCCAGCAAACGTTTATTCGGCATATGAAGAGGCAGTATTAGAGTATTCATATATCTTAAATATTCATCAGGCAAACAATGCACTGCCGTCCTACCTAGGGGCGACAACCGGCACCTTTGATCACCTTGGGCATCTTAAATCCTCGGGTGAAGGGTCGACATTGTCCTCTTCTTTGGCAGGCACGCACACTGCTTTGAAATTTCCAAAGTTCAATTTCGGATATGCTAGAAGAGTCGCTGAGGGCGTTGGCGCAGAGATCGGAGTTGGCCCGGGAAATATAGAATATTCTGCTTCGGTATATCTTACGGCGAGTGTCCAGGACTATGATCTTCAATCATTAATATCCAGCGGATCCCAGTTCGCAGAAAAAGCAGCTGAGGGCGGGTGGCATAACAAGATCAAGAACAAAAAGATATTGGTTAAAAATGTTTACTATAAGACTCCCCAAGCTATGTGGAGGTTTTTCGGATATTATGGGGGATTGAATGTTGTAGGCAATCTTCATAGTTATGGCCAATTTTCTGACACTTCGACATTTGAGTTAATACCGACTTGGCAGAATAAACTGCAGTCAATGCAATTTGAAGATGCGATCAACACTAGAATGTCCCATTGGTCGTATGAATTGAAGAATAACAAATTAAGGCTTTTCCCTATTCCCCCGGGCACTGGAAATTACCCTAGCAGAATATGGTTTAAATTTTCTGTTCAGTCTGATCCCTGGGAAGAAGACGATGCAGCTGGCAAAACTGGCATCGATGGCATCAACAATATGAACAACTTGCCTTTTGCAAACTTGCCATATAGCAGTATAAACAGTATCGGTAAGCAATGGATACGAAGATTTGCTTTAGCCCTGTCTAAAGAGATATTAGGGCAAGTTAGAAGTAAGTTTCAGACTATTCCTATTCCTGGGGAATCTGTTACTTTGAATGGCTCTGACCTGATTGCACAGGGCAGAGAAGAACAGGACAAATTAAGAGAGGAGTTAAAGACAACACTTGCTGAAATGACTTATCCAAAGGTGCTTGAACAACAAGCCGCTATTTTGGATTCTTCTAACACAATTCAAGAAAAAGTGCCGTTAAGCGTTTTCGTGGGGTAAATAAAACATGGCTGATAACAAATGGAAACAACCCCCGGCACCACCACCACCTCTTTTTTTAGGGAAGAAAGAGAGGGATTTGGTCAAGCAAGTCAACGACGAACTCATCGAGAGGGTTATTGGCCAACAGATCGTATATTACCCAATAAGCCTTGAGCACACCAACTATCATCCGATCTACGGAGAGGCGATTCATAAGACTTTTTTGAATCCGATAAAAGTCTATGCCCTTGTAGAATGGAAAGGTTATGAGACAGAGACGACCAACTTGGGAGTTGATAGGCGGTCAAAGATAGAGATACATTTTCATAAGAGGCGATTGACAGAGGACCAAAATGTTTTTGTCAGAGAGGGCGACTTTGTTCTCTATGGGGACATTTATTATGAAATAGCAACGTTGAACGAACCTAAACAAGTCTTCGGCCAAGTTGAGCACAACATGGAAATAATGGCGGAATGCATCAAGGCCAGAGAGGGCCTCTTTGATGCCAGTTAGAGAAAAGCTAGGAAAACTAAAAGAAATATCTTTCCCGAGTTCAACTATAGAAAATATAGATGAGTCTATGTTAGACTATTTGGACAACCGTCTAGACTTAAGAACAACAACAAATAAAGGTTGGACAAAGGTACCCGTGGTTTGGGTCGGAGCGGAAAGGGCATTTCAAAGTAAAGAGGATTCATCGGTAAGAGACTCAGATGGCTCCCTCGTTATGCCGATTGTGACCGTAGAGAGAACTAACATGATCAAGTCCCCAACCAAGAAGGGCACTGTGTGGGCCAATATCGTGCCTGTAAGGGACGAAAAGGGTGGCACTATAGCCGTGGCTAGGAGAATCAATCAAAAGAAGACAGCGGAGCTTGCTAACAGGCATGCTAAGAGAAAAAGAGGCCAGATAAACTTCCCAACTGCCAATGAAAGAATTGTCTATGAAACGATGACAATACCCTTGCCAGTCTATGTAACAATCACTTATGAAGTAACATTGAGAACAGAATATCTACAACAGATGAATGAGCTAATGACACCATTCATCACTACTCCGGGTGGAATAAACTACATTATTTTGGAAAGTAAAGACAATCACAGGTATGAGGGTTTCATACAGGGTGACTTCAGCTATGAAAACAATGCAGCAAATTTCACCTCAGAAGAGAGGAAGTACGAAACAAAGATTTCTATTGAAGTCTTAGGCCACCTCATTGGAGCCGATAAAAATCAGGATCAGCCGAATGTTGTAAGAAGAGAGAACGCAGTAGAAATAAAAATCCCAAGAGAAAGAATAGTGTTCGGCGACAAAGCGGAACACAAGAGCGGCATATATTATGGCCTCCCGGGCCTAGAGGATCTTAAATAATGTCTTTTGCAATAGATTCTGCCCCCGGAGTGTTAAAGGATAAGCCAATACCGTTTGGTCCATCATCGATAGAAAACGTTGACAAGGCTATGTTGAATTATTTAAAGGATTTAGCACTGAACACGACAACGAAGGACGGATTCAAAGAAGCTCCGGTGATATGGGTTTCCCCTGAGCGCTCACTCTCATCAAAAAGAGAAGAGTCATTCAGAGATAAAGATGGGACTCTAATATTACCAATCATTTCTCTTGAAAGGACAGATCTAGTCAAAGATCCAAGCAGGAAGGGTACCGTCTGGGCGAACATTATACCGAAAAAGGATGAACGCGGCGGAACAATACAAATATCCAGAAGAATCAAGCAGGACAAGACAGCAAATTTCGCGAACAGAGATGCCATGCGAAGAAGAGGTCAGTTAAATTTCCCTGGTATGAACAACAAGAAGATCGTTTACGAATCAATCTCGATACCTCTGCCGATATATGTGGAACTAACTTACAAGGTCACGCTAAGAACAGAGTTCCAACAACAGATGAACGAATTAGTGACTCCTTTTATTACAACCCCCGGCGCTGTAAATTATATTCTGATAACTAGCGAAGGACATAGGTACGAAGGGTTCATACAACAGAATTTTTCCCAGAATCATAATTTTTCTTCGTTTACGTCCGAAGAGAGAAAACTGGAAACGTCGTTGGAGATAAAGGTTTTAGCATATCTTATAGGCGAGGGTAAAAACCAAAAGCAACCAAAGTATGCTATAAGAGAGAACGCAGTAGAAATAAAAATCCCAAGAGAGAGGCTCGTTTTCGATGATAAACCAGAGCACGAAAGAGGTAGGTTTTATGGCCTCGCAGGGATAATAAAAGAAGAAACAAGAAAAGAGCTTCCATCTAGGTTCCAGTTTGCAGGAAACACAAAGCCGGTCTCA